AGAACAAGTATTAAGTGCTTCAGGGCTAGGATTGCCTCAACTGCAAATAGCTGCATTACTTGGCATATCCGATGTGACGCTACGCAAACATTATGAGAAAGAGCTAGCGGTGGGCAAAGCAACTGCATCGGCTCAAGTGGCTAAATCTTTATACAATAAAGCTGTGTCAGGTGACACAACTGCTGCAATATGGTGGACAAAGGCTCAAATGGGCTGGGGTGAAACCAATACCACTAAATTTGGTAATATTGATGGCACGCCACTTGAAGGCATACAAGTCACCTTCGTAAAGTCAGATGGATCAACAACAACTTAAAGATGCAATCGCCAGGGTTCAGTTTCCACAAAAACTAGAATGTTTATTTGAACCTAAAGAATCACGCTATCGCATTTTATATGGTGGCCGAGGCGGTGCAAAATCATGGGGTGTGGCTAGAGCATTATTGATTAAAGGCGCTAGAAAGCCTATAAGAGTATTGTGCGCTAGAGAGTTTATGACATCTATCAAAGACTCGGTGCATAAATTGTTATCCGATCAAATAGATGACATGGGTTTAGGTGGGTTCTATGAAATAACCCAAAACTCAATCAAAGGATTAAACGGCACAGAGTTTGCTTTTGTAGGATTAAAGAACAATATTGCCAATGTTAAGTCGTTTGAAGGTATAGATATTGCATGGGTTGAGGAAGCGCAGACGGTTTCAAAGACCAGCTGGAATGTGCTGATTCCAACAATTCGTAAAGAACAATCAGAAATATGGATCACGTTTAACCCTGAATTAGAAACAGACGAAACTTATCAGCGCTTTGTAGTTAATCCGCCTGATCAATCCGTTGTTCAACGCATTAATTGGAACGATAACCCTTGGTTTCCTGAAACGCTACGCTTGGAAAAGGATGCGCTAAAGAATAGAGATTTACAGGCTTACAATAATGTTTGGGAAGGCTTATGCCGACTCACCGTTGATGGCGCTATATTCGCTAATGAGATGAATATGGCGGAGCTATCAGGCAGAATTACAAGAGTGCCTTACGATGCCACCAAACCTGTTCACGCAGTATTTGACTTAGGTTGGGCAGATCACACAGCTATTTGGTTTGTGCAATTTATAGGCATGGAAACAAGGCTCATTAAATATATGCAAGATACGCAAAAGACTATCACTCATTATTTGCAGGAAATGCAAAAACTAGGTTATTTATACGATACACTACACCTACCACATGATGCCGAGAGTAAAAACATTGCGTCTAATGGCCGTTCTATTAATGACATAGTAAGAGCAGCAGGGTTTAAAACAAACATTTTACCGAGAGTTCCTGTTGTTGATTCTATAAACGCTGCACGAACTATATTCAATAGTTGCTATTTCGATAGAGAAAATTGTGCGGATGGGTTACAATGCTTACGTCATTACCGATATGAAGTAGATGTTGACACAGGTCAATTTAGTAGAAATCCACTCCATGATGTATATTCTCATGGCGCTGACGCATTTCGCTACATAGGTTTAATGATTCAAGACAAGAAAGAACGTAAAGCTCAAAAATTAACTTATAGTCCTGGCGCAAGCTGGATGGGATAAATTATGGTAGATTTAGTCACTTCAGAAAACAAAGAAGAATACATACAAAAAAAGTTAGATCAACTTAAACCAAGTCATAGAAATGAATTTTATAGCAATTATAAAGACAAGTTAGAATATCATCCTGAATATCACGACTTTGTAAAAGCTAATTGGCCTCATATAAACGAACACGCTACTAAAATTAAAGATCAAATCAATAAATACGGCATATCTGACAAAGAAAAACAAAAAAGAATTAATAGACAAATGGCTGATGCTAGAACTCATGTAACAGAAGCTTGGAGTTCAATGATAAAATCTAAAGAATATAAAGAAAAAAATAAGGATTAACATGGCAGACGATAGCATACAACAAAGTGACAATGACCCACGCATAGCTAATGCGATTAAATTCTTACAGTTTGCTAATGAAGCAGACCAAATGAATAGATCAGAAGCTTTAGAAGATTTAAAGTTTGCAGCAGGCGATCAATGGCCTGTTGAAATCCAAAACAGTCGAGTATTAGAAGCTCGCCCATGTCTAACAGTAAACAAAGTTGACGCTTATTGCCGTCAATTAACGAATCAAATGCGCCAACAAAGACCACGCATCAAAGTGCATGGCATGAATAACCAATCAGATGCAAGAATGGCACAAATCTTACAAGGTATATGCCGACACATTGAGAATCATTCAGATGCAGACCAAGCTTATGACAAAGCTGGTGACTTTGCCGTTAGAATGGGTTGGGGTTATTGGCGTATTACTACAGATTATGTGCGTGACGATTCATTCGACCAAGAAATCTACATTAAAGCTATTGATAATCCTTTTACCGTTTACTTTGATCCCAACTCTGTTATGCCTGACGGTTCAGATGCAGAAACAGTTTTAATTACTACAGTCATATCCAAAGAAAATTTTAAGAAAATGTATCCTAACGCTGAAACTGAACAAGGTTTCACGATGCGAGGAACAGGCGACACTAATCCTGAATGGGTTATGAAAGAGGACATTAGATTAGCTGAATACTTTTACACAGAACGCAAAGCTATTAAGGTTCACTTGCTATCAGACGGATCAAGCGTTAAATCAAGTGACTTACCTCCGCAAGAAGTATTAGACGCAGCAGGTATTACTATTGTTGAATCTCGTGATTCTTTTGAGAAAAAGATTAAAGTATGCAAATTAACTGCTATGGAAGTATTAGAAGAAGGCGAATGGGCAGGTAAATATATTCCTATCGTTCCTGTTTATGGTCAAGAAACTGTGGTTGAGAACAAGAAAAAGAAATTTGGTATTGTTCGCATGGCTAAAGACCCACAAAGAATGTATAACTTTTGGCAAACTTCTCTTACTGAGTCAGTTGCATTAGCCCCTAAAGCTAAATGGTTACTTGCTGAAGGTCAAGACGAAGGCCATGAGAATGAATGGGCAATGGCTAATATTAAATCTATGCCTGTTTTGCGTTATAAGCAAAAAGACATCGATGGTCAGCCAGCACCTCCACCACAAAGATTACAACCTGAACCACCACCAGCAGGCATTATGGCTGCGGCTCAATCTATGACTACTGACTTAATGCAAGTAGTGGGTATATTTGATCCAAGCCAATTACCGCAAGGCAATATTTCAGGCAAAGCGCTACAAGGCCAACAACAACAAGTGGACATGACTAACTTCCACTATTACGACAACTTAACTCGTTCTATCCGTCAAACAGGTCGCATTATTCTTGATCTAGTTCCAAAGATTTACGATAGAGAAAGAGTATTGCGTATCATTGGTGACGATGGCAAACCTGAAATCCTAACTATTAACCAATATGGCCAAGACGAAGAAGGCATTGATAAGATTCTTAATGACGTCACAGTAGGTGAATATGATGTTGTTATGGATACAGGCCCAGGTTATAACTCTAAACGCCAAGAAGCAGTAGATTCTATGATGGCTTTATTTGCAGCTGATCCAACATTAATCCAACAAGCTGGTGATCTATTAGTAAGAAACATGGACTTCCCAGGCGCTGAAACTATTGCTGATAGATTAGCCGTAAACAATCCATTAGCTAAAGTGGATGATAAGTCTAAAGTTCCACCAAGAATCCAAATGGAATTACAACAATTACAAGCGCAAAACCAACAAGCTCAACAAGCTATACAACAGCTTCAAATGGTTATTCAACAACGTCAAGACATCGAAGGAGTCAAACAAGATGCAGAAACTAAACGTAAACTTATGGATGTCACAGCTAAAGCAAACGATACTGAAATGCGTGAAGAAACTAGCAAACGCAATACAGACGCTGATAACAACACTAAAATCGAAATTGAATTGCTTAAAGCGCAAATGGCTTTGATATTAGCTAAGATGAGCGGTTCAAACGCTGATATAGTAAATGCAGAAACTATTGAAAGAGCTGTTTAAGTAAGAATTGATTAATAAGTAGTTTTATAGTATAAAGCAACAATCTACCAATGGAATCATTGGGTAAAAATCTTGGAGTCATCCATGTCAGAAAAAGAAGCAGGAAGTGTAATAACTTCTGCCAACGCAGAAGAGTTTTATGCAAACAAATTGGGTTTAGCTGAAGAAGCACCTGTTGAGGCTGTAGTTGAAGAAAAAACCGCAGAGCCGACAGAGGAAGCAACCGATCAGAGTGAACAGCCAATTGAAGAAACAGAAACAAAAGCAACAGAAGAGAAGAAACAAAACCCCAAGCTTGAAAAGAGATTTTCAGAGCTAACAAAGCAACGTGAAGAAGCTCGCAAAGAAGCGGCTAAAGAACGTGATGCTCGTGAAGCTTTAGAGAAACGAATTTCAGAGCTAGAAGGAAGAGCTGAACCAAAACCTGTAGAGGAAAACGTTAAGCCTTCACCAAGTCAGTTTAATGATGCGTTTGAATACGCTGAAGCATTAGCTGAATGGTCGGCAGAAAATGCCCTTTTGAATAGAGATAAAGCTGAAGCTGAACGCAAAGAACAAGAACAACGCCAAAGCGTTATTAAATCTTGGAATGAGCGTTTAGAAACTGTTAAGGCGGATTTGCCTGACTATGATGAAATGATTGCCTCTGCATCTGACATAACTGTCAACGATGCTATAAGAGATGCAATGTTAGAGTCCGAACAAGGGCCTAGAATTTTATATCATTTAGCAGAAAATCCTGAGCTAGCAGAAAAGTTAAATACTCTATCAACAGTTAGCGCCCTTCGAGAAATTGGGAAGTTAGAAGCAAAGTTTGAGGCTAGTGAAACACCTAAAGATGCCAAAACTGAAGCTGAAACGAAACCTTCTATTGCACGCAGTAAAGCACCTGCACCAATTAGTCCTATAAAGACGAGTTCAGCAGTTGCCGATGTTGGCGTAGGCTCAGATGGTGAATTCCATGGCACTTATCAACAATGGCGTGAATCTCGTAAAGCAGGAAAGATTAGGTAGCAGGATATTAAACTCTTAAAATAAGGAAATATCATGGCTAATAATTTACTAACCATTAGCAAGATCACCAACGAAGCGTTGATGGTTTTGGAAAATGAATTAACATTCACATCAGAAGTTGACCGTAACTATGACGACCAATTTGCAGTAGTAGGCGCAAAAATTGGTAACACAGTAAACGTTAGACGTCCTGGTCGTTTTATCGGAACAACAGGCCCAGCATTAAACGTTGAAGATTTCAACGAAACATCAGTTCCTGTTACTTTATCAACACAATTCCACGTTGACACACAGTTTACAACTCAAGACTTAGCATTATCTTTAGATATGTTTAGCGACAGAGTTCTTAAACCAGCTGTGGCAGCTATTGCGAATAAGATTGACAGAGATGGTCTTACAACTGCTAAAAACAACACAGCTAATATCGTTGGCACAGCAGGCACAACTCCAACAAGCTTAATCACATACTTAACAGGTCAAGCGTTCCTTGATTCTGAAGGCGCTCCAAGAGATGGCCGCAGATCATGTATCGTTGAGCCATTTACATCTGCAACTATTGTTGACAGCTTAAAAGGTCTTTTCAATCCACAAACAGCTATCTCTGCTCAATACACTAAAGGTTTAATGGGTCGTGATTCAGGCGGTATGAATTGGAAATTAGATCAAAACGTTGTTTCACAAACTTTTGGTTCTTATTCAACTTCTGTTCTTTCATGTAACGTTACAACAGCAACAGGCTTCCTAACAAGTGGTTGGGCTTCAAGCTCTAACATCACTATTGGTGCAGCTACTGCTAATGCTTCATTAAACCAAGGCGATGTAATTACTATTGCTGGCGTATATGGTGCTAACCCACAAAATCGTCAATCTTATGGTAAATTGCGTAACTTTGTTGTTAATGCACCTGTAACTATTACTTCAAGCGGCACAGCTACAGTAAACGTTTCACCAGCTGTTATTACAGCAGGTCAATTCCAAAACGTAGTTGTAACTTCTTCAGGTTCACAAACAGTTACACCATTTAACAACACAGGTATCACATCACCACAAAACATCATTATGCACAAAAATGCGTTCACACTAGCAGTAGCTGATCTTGAGCTACCTGACGGTGTTCACTTCGCTGGTCGTGCATCTGACAAAGAAATTGGTCTTTCAATGCGTGTTGTTCGTCAATACACAATTAACAATGACTCAATTCCTACACGTTTAGATGTTTTATACGGTTGGGCGCCACTCTACCCTGAGTTAGCTTGCCGAGTAGCAGCTTAAATAATGTAACGGTGAGAGGGTGTAAAAGCCCTCTCTATTAATCAAACAGAAAAGGAAAATTTATTATGGCAAATCCAGGCCCAGCAGTAACCTCAAGCGCACATCCGCAGCTAGTCGGAACCAATCAGGCTTTACGCTTATTGGCTGTGTATCAAGGTGTTAATGCAAACGTAACAGGCGACACAGTTTTACCAATCATTAACTCAACATCTTACTCTGTAAAAAATGTTGTTTTTACAAACGCTTCAATTAGCTTAACTACAGCTGCCGCAGGTTTATTTACTGCTCCAGCAGCAGGTGGAACAGGTATTGTTGCTAACGCAGCTTTATCAGGTTTATCAGCTTCAACAGTTGTGTCAGAAAGAACAGTTGCTTCTACAGCAGCTCAAACAGCTCAAAACTTATATGTAAACGTTGCAACTGCACAAGGTGCAGCAGCGACATTTGATGTATATGTTTATGGCTACGATTTAACACAACAAAACTAGTAATGTGCAATAAAGAGAAGAAGCCATTAAATTTCTAATGGCTTTTTTTCTATTAAAGTTTATAATTTAACTAATTCAAGGAAACAATCATGGCTAATACCACAGTTTTAAGACCAGCAGGAAAAACCGCTGTCATCGCTGTTACAGCTACATCTTCAACCTCAATCACTATTAACGATACAACTAACGATCAAGTTACTTTTGCTACATTTTTAAATGCTGGCACTAAAGCTTGTGCTGTAACCGTTTCTAGTTTAGCTACTGCTCCAGCTTCAGTATTTCCTGTAGCAGGAACACCAGGTGATTTTGTATTACCAGCAAGTATGACACTTCCAATAACATTAGCAGTTCCAACAGTTCCGTTTCAAATTACAGCAATTTGTGGTGGATCAGATACAACCACACTATATGTAACGCCTGTTGTCGATCAATCTTAAGGAAATATAATGACTAGTCCTGCTCAATCTACAATTCAGAATTTATTGCCTGTTCAGGCATATTTTGACTTACAAGATAACTTTGTAACATTTATTGGGCAGAACAAGCCATTTTCAGCAACAATTGATCCTGACCAATCAGGATTAAACATTACAAGCAGCACGATCAATAGCACGACTATTGGTGCATTAGTTCCATCGACAGGTAACTTTACTAATATATCTACAGTTACAGGCACAATTTCAACAACACCTTCTGCGGCTACTGATATTGCTAATAAACAATATGTAGATTACGCATTATTAGGCATTTCATGGAAAGCGCCAGCCAAAGCAGCTACGACTGCAAACATTACGCTTTCAGGCCCACAAACTATTGACACCGTATCAGTTGTTGCAGGTGATACAGTTTTAGTTAAAAACCAAACATTGCCAGCACAAAATGGTATTTATACCGTTCAAACAGGTGCATGGACTTACGCCACAGGTTCTACAACATGGGCGCAATACGTTGGTGCAGTTATTTATATAGTATCAGGAGGTCAAGCGACTGCTGCGTTCTACACAACAGCTCAACCAGGTGGCACATTAGGTGTTACCGCAATGGATTGGTATAACCTTTCATTCTCATCAAGCTATACAGCAGGCACAGGCCTTACTTTAGCAGGCACACAATTTAGTATTACAAACACAGGCGTTACTGCTGCAACTTATGGATCAGCTTCCAATGTTCCTGTGATTGCATTTAACGCACAAGGTCAAGCAACATCGGTAACTAACACAGCTATATCTATTGCTAACACACAAGTTACAGGATTAGGCACATTAAGCACCCAAAACGCTAGTTCAGTAGCAATTACAGGTGGAACTATTAATGGCACAACAATTGGGGCTACAACAGCCTCTACAGGTGCTTTTACAACGCTTGGTGGCACAACTATTACAGCTTCAACACAATTTAGTGGCGCTGGCACAGGTTTAACAGGCACAGCTACTTCATTATCTATTGGTGGTAATGCTGCAACTGCAACTTCAGCTACTTCAGCTACAACAGCTACTAATTTGGCTGGTGGTTTAGCAGGTTCATTACCATATCAAAGCGGTGCAGGCGCTACAACATTCTTATCAGCTGGCACTAATGGACAAGTATTAACTTTAGCTAGTGGTGTTCCTTCATGGGCTACACCTTCAGCAGGAACAGTTACATCTGTGACAGGCACAGGAACAGTATCAGGTATCAGCTTATCAGGAACAGTTACAAGCTCAGGCTCATTAACTTTAGGTGGATCATTAGATTTATCTAGCCCTCCTGTTATTGGTAACACATTGGCTGCCGCAATTACAGGCACAACTATTACTGCAACAACTAGCTTTGTTGGGTCAAATTTTAATGCAGCAGGATCAGGCGGTGGATCATTAAAGACTAATACAGGAAATGCTTGCTTACAATGGGGTGGTGGTGGTGGCACAAACGTTACAATAGATGGCGCAATTAATATGAACGGTGCAAATTCGGCCATTAGTATAGCCCCAACTGGAACTGGAACTGCAACAATTAATCCAGCAACCGCATCAACAATGAATAACGTAGCTATTGGTGGAACAACGCCTTTAGCTGGAACATTTACTGATCTTAGAATAAACAATACAATTTCATTAGCTGGGTCAACAGGCACAGCAGGTTATGTATTAACATCTAATGGGGCTTCTGCACCTACATGGCAAGCAAATGCTAGTGGATTAGCAATTACAGACGACACAACTACTAATGCAACTCGTTATTTAACATTTACAAGCGCTTCAACTGGTTCAATTACTGGAGCAGATGTATCTTCTACTAAATTAGCTTTTAATCCAAGCACAGGCGCTTTATCTGCAACATCATTTAATGGAGCAGGTGTATTTACAACATTATCTGCATCTAGCACAGCAACATTTACAGGATCATCTAGTGCTTTAGCGGCTGTATTTACAAACGCAGCAGAAACAACAACTATATCTGCTACAGCTGCAACAGGAACAATTAACTACGATGTAACTACTCAATCAGTTCTTTACTACACATCTAATGCATCAGCTAATTGGACAGTAAACTTTAGAGCTTCAAGTGGCACATCATTAAATACAGCTATGTCAACAGGTCAATCAGTTACCGTAGTATTTTTAGTAACTCAAGGTGCAACAGCTTACTATAACAACGCAATTACAATTGACGGCACATCTGTCACACCTAAATATCAAGGTGGCACAGCGCCAACGTCAGGTAACGCTTCAGGCATAGACGCTTACTCATACACTATTGTTAAAACAGGTTCAGCCGCATTTACAGTATTAGCAGCACAAACACAATTTAAGTAGGAATTAGTTAATGTCATTATTGTCAAGACTAGCTGTGCAAGCCGCAAGAGCTTATGGTATTTTATCGTTATCTGATAAAACCAAAGTATCTGCTTCCTATCTTGTTGTAGCTGGCGGTGGCGGTGGTGGTAGTGATGGAGGTGGTGGTGCAGGTGCAGGCGGTTTATTAACTTCTACTGCAACATTATCTACTCTTAATACATACGCTATTACCGTTGGTGCTGGTGGTTCTGCTGGAACAGCATCAGGTGATGGTGGAACAGGTAATAACTCTGTATTATCAAGCACAGGACTTACTACTTTAACTGCATCAGGCGGTGGCGGTGGTGGTGGATTTTCACGAGTAGGTGTTAATGGTGGTTCTGGTGGTGGCGGAGGCATGAGAAATGCTAGAGCTGGAGGCACAGGAGTATCAGGACAAGGTTTTGCTGGTGGAACAAGCTCTTCAGGAACAGGTGACGGAGCTGCAGGTGGTGGCGGAGGTTCTTCTGCTGTTGGAGGTAGTGCATCAGGCACAAAAACAGCAGGTAATGGTGGAGCAGGAACTGCATCTAGTATATCAGGTTCTAGCGTAACTTACGCTGGTGGCGGTGGTGGTTCTACAAGAAACTTTGACGGAACATATACCAACGGAACAGGCGGTGCAGGTGGAGGTGGTAATGGTGCATTACAAAATGCTGCAGCAGGTAATGGAACTACTAATTTAGGTGGCGGTGGTGGAGGAGGAGATGCTAATTCTACAGGTGCAGGTGGTTCTGGCGGTTCAGGCATAGTCATCATATCTTACGCATCTGCTACACCTAAATTTGTAGGTGGCACAATTACTACTTCAGGTGGTAACCAAATTCATACATTCACAGCTTCAGGTTCATTAGTCCCTGCTACAGCAGTTACAGCTAGTTATCTAATAGTGGCTGGTGGTGGTTCAGGTGGTTATTGTGCTAATGAAGCTGGCGGTGGTGGTGGAGGTGCGGGTGGTTATAGAACATCTACAACAACACTTTATTACCCAGCAACATATACAGTAACAGTAGGTGCTGGAGGTGCTGGTGGTTCTAATGTAGCAACAAATGGTAATGATTCAGTATTATCAGGAACAGGAATTACTACTATCACATCTTCTGGTGGAGGTTCTGGTGGTAGCTGGCACAATGGCACACTTAAAAATGCTACTAATGGCGGTTCTGGTGGTGGTGCTGGATATGGTAATGCAGCAACAAAAGGCACAGGAAATACTCCATCAACTAGCCCATCTCAAGGTAATAATGGTGGAGATGGTTTAAGTACAGGAGGGTATCCTGGTGGTGGTGGAGGTGGTTCTTCTGCTGTTGGAAGTAATGCAAGTGGTAATACTGGTGGTAATGGTGGTTCAGGAACTGCATCTAGCATTTCAGGTTCTAGTGTAACCTATGCTGGTGGTGGCGGTGCAGGAGTATGGGCTGGCACTGCTGGTACTGGTGCAGCAGGTGGAGGCAATGGCTCAACTTCTAGCACTGGTTCAAATGCAACAGCAAATACAGGTTCTGGTGGCGGAGGTGGAGCATCTAATAATGGAACAATATCTGCTGCTGGTGGTAGTGGTGGTTCAGGAACAGTTATCATCTCATACGCTGGCTCACAACAATTTACAGGTGGAACTGTAACATCATCAGGTGGAAACACAATACATACATTTACTGCAAGTGGAAGTTTAGTGCCTGCTTATTCTGCTGACTATTTAGTAGTTGCTGGTGGCGGTGGAACTTCTTTAGACAGAAATGGCGGTGGTGGTGGTGGAGGATATAAAACTTCATCTGCATTGTTAAATATAGGAACTACATATACTGTAACAGTTGGTGCTGGTGGTGCTGGTGGTTCAGGAGCTTCCAATGCAACTTCTGCCCAAGATGGCTCTAATTCTGTAATTTCAGGAACAGGTCTTACTACAATTACTTCTACAGGAGGTGGTGGTGGTAATGGTGCTGGTGGAGCTGGTAGAAATGGTGGTTCAGGTGGTGGTGGAGGTGGTAATGGCTCAACATCAACAAGTGGCGGAACAGGAACTTCAGGTCAAGGCACAAACGGTGGCAATGGTGCTTCAGTATCGTTTGGTGGTGCTGGTGGAGGTGGTGGCGGTGCAACATCTGCTGGTGCTAATGCTTTAACTGGATTTATTGGCGGTGCAGGTGGAGCTGGTACTGCTTCTTCTATAAGCGGTTCATCTGTTACTTACGCAGGTGGTGGCGGTGGTGGAGCAAGCACAACAGGCGGCACAGGCGGTGCTGGTGGTGGCGGTGCAGGAGCAGGTGGGCAACCAGCAACACAATTAAAAGGCGCTAATGGAACTGCAAATACAGGTGGTGGAGCTGGTGGTGGAACTGATTATTCTGTAACTCCAGTAACTCAAGCAGCAGGTGGTTCAGGTGTTGTAATATTATCTGTTCCTACAACTAAATATTCAGGAACTACAACAGGAAGCCCAACAGTAACAACATCAGGTGCAAATACTATATTAACATTTAATGCTTCAGGAAGTTATACAGCTTAACAACAAAGGAAATAACATGGCACATTTTGCAAAATTAGAAAACAATATAGTAACCCAAGTAATTGTGGTTGCTAACCAAGACATTTTAGATGAAAACGGACAAGAGTCAGAACAAAAAGGTATAGACTTTTGCTCTAATCTTTTAGGTGGAACTTGGAAACAAACATCTTATAACGGCAACATTCGTAAGAACTATGCTGGTATTGGTTACACTTACAATGAAACACTAGATGCTTTTATTGCACCTAAACCATATAACTCATGGTTATTAGATGAGGATAAAGCACAATGGAAAGCACCTGTAGATTATCCAACTGAAGAAGGTCGCTATACATGGAATGAAGCAACATTAACTTGGGATGCAATCAATGAACAACTATAAATGGAAACTTTTAGAAGTAACCGCAGAGAATGATTTAGTGACTCACGCTTATTATCATGTAACTGCAACTGACGGTGAAAATTCTGTAGAAACAGAAGGCAACCATTACTTTAAAGGTAAAGACGTTGTTATTCCTTATGCAGAGATCAGAGAACAAACAATTTTAAATTGGATTAATGACGAAACAACCGTAGGTGAGGTTTCTAGTATAAAATCTCGTTTAGATGAGCAATTATTAGAGCTAAAAAAAGACAAAAAAGTTGGTTTTCCTTGGCTCTCTAACACATTTACACCTAATATCTAGGATTTATTATGCCAAAGCCAATAGACATCATATCAAGAGCCATGAAAGACATCGGTGCATTAGCATCGGGTGAAACTCCAACGGCAGACGAAGCCCAAGACGCTTTTGATATGTTAAACGACCTTATTGACCAATGGTCAAATGAGGACATGATTGTCTTTAACACAACTGAGATTATATGGCCTGTTGTTGCAGGACAAGTTCAATACACTATTGGGCCTAGTCATACATCATCTAATTTTATTGGCGCAAGTTTTACAGGATCAATTACAGGTAATGTTTTGACCGTAACTAATATATTGTCAGGCGCAGTTTCTCAAGGACAAACGTTAAGTGGCACAGGTATTACTGCTGGCACTAAAATTTTAGAGAACATAACAGGCGCAGGCGGAAATGTGAACTACGCAGGCACATACTTACTTAATGTTACTTATGCAAGCCCTGTTGCATCTACCACTATTCAAGCTTATTATCAAAAACCTCTTGGCATTGATTCTGCTTATGTTCGTATCAATACAACTTCTAACGGCCAACCAATTATAAATGGCGGTTTAGATTACCCTATTGCTATTTTAGCTTTAGATGACTACAACATGATTGGATTAAAGACTTTAAATGGCCCTTGGCCTAAAGCTTTATACTTCAATCCTAATTCTGACAATGGTAATGTTTTTGTATGGCCTAATCCTGCACAGGGTGAAATTCACATGTTTGCTCAAACCTTGTTTAGAAACTACGCATCTATAAATGACGATATAAACCTCCCACAAGGCTACACAATGGCGCTACGTTGGTGTTTAGCCGAAAGATTGATGCCTATGTATGGAAAAGCCTCTCAAACGCAAATAGCGATGATTGTGGCGTTTGCTGCACAAGGTAAAGCTACACTAAAACGCACTAACATGAAACCTATGCAATCTGCAAGGTTTAACGAT